TTATGATGATTTTGATAAGCCGTATACTTCTCTTAAAAATGGGAACGGTATCGGCTTTGAACTGGTATTAATTCGTGCATGTCTCGAATTTTTGTTCCCGTGTATTGTTAGATGGGTAATGAGTGATTCTATAAGTTTCTTTTTCTTGCGTTGCCAGACCCAATATTTACAAACTATTTCCCCACCACTTTTGCTATTGCTAGGATAGACGAGTCTAATCTTGTTGTGGATTTTTTTAGCGTCATAGTTTTTGTTTTTATCTATTATGTAACCAACTATCGACACAATAAGAGAAATACAAATAAAAGTTATGCATATGTCTAATAATAAATGATATAACTTTTGGATATATAAAATTAATTGCGACTTGCATAGATAATAGTCTTCTTGGTTAATTCCGAATATATTTAGAAAATCTATTAAAAAATTTTCAATGAAAACAATAACTGAGTGTAACTTTTCGTTCATATTTTATTCGCCTCCTCAAGTTTGTTCATCATATCTTTAGCCATCTGATCAGTAACATGCGTGTATATCTCTAAAGTTGTTTTATAATCACTGTGGCCAACTCTATCTTGTATCGCTTTTAGGTTTATTCCTAATTGCGCAAGTGTAGATATATGTGTATGACGTAATGTGTGCGTTGTCACACGTTTGTTAATTGAACTAATCTCAGTAGCCTCTTTAATAATGCTATTCACTTTGTTTAAGTCTATAGGACTACCAGCTGTATTAGTGAATACATATCCTCTATCAATAAAATCTTCATTCCACTGGTTTTCTTTCTTATTATCCAAAATAAGTGTTTTAAGTAAGTTGATACTTTGGGTAGTTAGTCCTATTGTTCTATAACTTTTACTTGTTTTAGTAGTTTCTTTTACTCCAAATGCTCCCGTTTCTTTATCGGTTACCCAATTAATTGTACCGTCGATATCTAGAGTTTTATCTTCATAGTTTATATTGTCTTTCTTGATTGCTAGGAGTTCGCCAATGCGCATTCCATTGTTAATTTGAAATTCTACTAATGCTTTTACCATTTCATAGTTACGTTTACGTGTAGCATGACGCTTATGTTTAATTAGATAGTCGAAGCATTGAAGTAACTCCTTTACTTCGCTATCTTCTAAATAGTTATTACGTTTAGCTTGAAGTTCGTTTCTGGTTTGGGCTTTCTTGGGTATATCTATTTTATCTAACACACTAATATCGTGCAGATCATAATATTTAAACGCATATTTGAAAACGGAACGAATAACAATAACAAGAGATTGAACATGGCCAATACTATGTGATTTAGCCCATTCATTAATGATGTTTTGTAAGTAGGTGTGCGTAATCTTGCTGATGAGTACTTTGCTATCAATAGCATTTTTGACTGTATTAGCATTACTTTTCTTTTCTTTAATAGTGGTTGGTTTTGAGCCTGAATGTGTCTTGTAATGTTCTAACCATTCATCGCACACATCGTGAAACGTTAATTTTTCAAGTTGTTTCGTGCTATTATGTTTCAAACGTTGCTCAATTATTTTATTTAATTCTAATTGAGCGTCCTTTTGGCTACGTACATTATTCTTGTTACGTGTAACTGATACTGTTTTATACTTGCCAGTTAAAGGGTCTGTATAGCGCTCTAAATAGCGATAAGCCGTACTATTGTTTTTGGTGATTTCACGAACCCACATTTGTCATCCCTCCTTGTCATCTTCGTCGCTTTTTTTCTCTGTAGTTTTTTAGATGGTCGTAGTTTTTCATTGAGATATTTAATATGTATAAAGTATTAATGATGGCTATTAGCAATATAATGATAAAGACAATAATTACTAAACTTTCGAATTTAAAAGGTAATTTGAGTAAAAAAATACCCTAATAATCCTAAATCTTATACTTATCGAATTTCAAAACATATCTCCAATGAAAGTTATTTTTTTGAATAAAAAGGCTCATTTATTCGTTTTTGTATTCAAAAGACTGTAATTCAACATCGCTCATGCGTGCAATAAATAAATCAAAGTTTTTATCGAAAAACTCTTGTTTATTTTGTATTTTGGTGTATTTGGTATTCATATATGCGTGCACTAAATTTAGGATCATCTTTTTATCATTTTCAGTTAAAACGTTGTAATCTATATCTTCATAATTTGAATTAGTAATTAGTTCTCTTGGAAATAAAATTTCAAAATCGTTTTGCTTTAGATACCAATCGAGATCAAAAATTGGTTTGTTATATAGATGTTTTTGTAAATCTTCTTTGTTATTAGTAAAACTTATTTGTTGATTTTTTTGATAAATCACTCTATTTTTTTCAATTGATTCACTAAGACTATAAAGTTTCTTTCTTTTATGATTATTCCATTTATTGTTGTATTCGAAAAATTCATCAAGTAATTTTTGGACTTGATTTATATCATAATCAGAGAATTCGTTTTTATCATCATACAAATAATTTGTGATGAAATCTGAAAAAAGATGAGTGGTTTTGATTTCTTGATTAGCTGTTTCAATGAAAAGTGCATTTAATATCTTAAACAAGATTTTTTTTGACGGTTTTTTTTCTGGATTGTTTTGCAATCTACTTATATAAGTAGGTGATACATTTGCTAGTTCACCTAGTTTATTTATAGATAACCCTAAATTATTTCTATATTCATCTAATAATTCTCCAAATTTCATTTATAATCACTCCTTTATATTAATATATTCTACAACTATCTGTGCGTATGTACAAATGAAAATACAAATAATTCATGTTGACACAATTATTGTTTGTTAGTATTATTGTATTGTACATATGAAATATTATAAAAAAAGAAAATGCATATGTACTTTTAAGGAGGTGGTTATATGCGTAATAATTTAAGTCTATTTATGGGAAGAGATCGCATTTCTGCGTCGAAATTAAGTATGGTTACTGGTATATCTAGAACATCTATACACGGTTTGTATCACGAGCGTACTGAGAATCCAGATACAAAAACTGTGATGAAGTTATGTGAACATTTCAACATAACACCAAATGAATTTTTTGGAATTATTGAAAAAGAGGGGGTTAAATAAATGCCTAGAACAAAGTTACAAGATTTTCCATTAAAAGAAAATACAGTTACAGAACCAAAGCAAGTTGTAGTAAATCCGTTGTTTGCGAAACCTAATGCACTAGCTGGTATTTTTGGAATTTCATATAGTTCGGTCAATCGTATTTTAAAAGAGTGGGAAAAAGATTCTAAAGGTGTTGATGATTTGTATTACTCGTTGTCATCAACAATGATTGTTGTCAGTATTCCTCGATTCGAGGAGTACATGAAGGTGCGTCATAAAAAATGGATGTAGGAGGCAAGGCAATGAAAATGTACTTAACTTATATTTGCTTAGTTTCATTGTTAACAATTTTATTACTAGCAATATCTAACATGTATGTTGCTTTTAGCGTTTATGCTTGGCTAATAACTTTAGGATTTAATTTAACGGGAGAGATTACAACGTGCAAAAACAAGTGATTATTACAAAAACAGTAGTTGGCTGGTACAACATTAAAGATACTCAACATAATTTAATGTTAAATATACCGCCAAAAGTATTTGAACAGTACTTTCCTGATGTTAGTAAAGATGTTCAAGTTGCGTGTTTAGAAATGGATTTATCAAAAATTACGGAAATTAAAAATAAGAAAAAGGTAGGTAGTAAAGATGGAAATCAAACAAAAATATCAATTATCAAAAGTGGTTAAAATATTAGAAGTAGTATTATACGAGGAAGATAAGTCTCAATCCGATAAGGACTATCATTATCAGGATAAAGCATTTTATGAATATGCTTTAAAGTTAGTTCATAATGGATTGTTCAATATTCTTGCTGAATTAGATTTTGAAGATGAAGCATTTTTAATTCTTGATGAAGTAACAATGACGCTAAGTGATGTCATGAAAGAAACACAACACGTTTACCGTTATAGTGTCATAGATGAAAAAGGTGAACACAAACATACAACAGATCGCAAAGGACACGTGATTGGAATGTTAGAGTGGGCATTAGATTACATTGCGGGAAATATTGAAGTGGAGGAATTATAAATGAATTGGGAAATTAAAGATTTGATGTGTGATATTGAAGTGATAAAAGAAAAAATCAATGATGTAGCTATCAAACATGGTTGGTTTGTTGAAGATAAATTTGTCAAAAATGAATTAGAAACAAAACAGGAACATATTTATTTTTCTGCTAGCTATTTAGAACATCGTATACAAAATGAACATACAGTTGAGTTATTACAAATGTACTTAAAAGAGTTCGGTGAACTTATACAAAAGTTTCATGAAATAGAAAAAGCATCATCTGATGTAAGTTTGGCGACAGAATCAGATGACGCATAGACACTACGTATTTATTTAAATAAATACTAGTAAATATATTAACAAAAATAAAATGATATCGAAAGGATGACTACATGGACGAAATATCACTTTATAAAAAACATTTCGAATTTCATTCTAAATTAGATTATGTTTCAACGATTAATCTATCTAGGATAAAAGAGATAAGCAAGCGTATAAACTTTGCATCAATCTCAACGGATAGACAAGTTTTTAATAACAAAGGAAATGTATATCACCGAGAAAAAGATAATGTTGCAGGTGATTATATTAGTAATCTTACTTTAGATTATACCATAAAACCAAAAGAAATTGGGCTTGTTTATGGAACCGTCAATATCAAGACTGTTGATAAAAATGGTGAAGAAGAAAAACAATCTACGTTTAAAACTAGTCATTTTCATAACTATGCACGTTTTATAGCTGATCTAATTTCTGACAGGGTCATTTATTCAAAACAACTAGACTGCTTTATTATAGTTAAGAATAACCAGTATGAAGTGATAGACAATACAAACTTTGCGTTAACCTATCCAGTTGATAACAAGTACTATATTGATGATTTCTTAGATGTGATGTTAGAGCTTTACCGTGAACATTTAAATGTAACTCATAACTTTAAGATTTATCCATATTGCATTGCAGGTAATGACTGGGTATATGATTGCCAAAATTTAACGCTTACAGAACAAAAATTAAAAAGTGATGAGCTCTACTCAATTAAATATGACGTAGATATTAAAGATATCAATTTAGAAATACCCAGAAACTTCTTTGATTTAGTAACTGACAATGAAAAGAGTAAAAACAATTTAATGCTAACACACGCTTATACAATGTATCGAAAAATGAAATTGATACAAGCAGAAAAGTGGTTTTTACTTAAAGATTTTGGTCGTTCTGGAAAAGGTTTGTTTATGGCTACATTTGAAAAATTGATGACAGTGAACAAAGTTAATTTTGATAGCCTTATTTCTGGTGGTTTTGAATCGGCAAATGAGTGGATGAATTTTTACGGTGCAGATATAGCTCATGCTAATGAGACAGGTGAAATCACTAAACAAATGATGCGCATATTAAGAAAAATAGCAACAGGTGAAACAATTTCTGGACGGGGCATTGGAAGAAACGCATTTACATTTAAAAATAACGCCGTATTAATACTAGATACAAATGAAAGTGTCGATACTGGTGAAATTACAGCCAATACAACGCGAACAGTTAAAATATCGCTAAAGGATAGACCCATAAATGAAACTGATGAAGAACGTTATCAGATTTTTAAGCCTTATTGGGATTATATACAACCTAATGGCAACATTTCAGTTAGTGCATCAGTGTCATTCTTAATAGCGAGTTTGGAATATTTAAAAGAAAATGGAAGAGAATTTAAATTTAAGGATGTAACGCTCAAGTATTATTTTAATGAAGATGAATTGACTGAAACTCAAATTACTATGATCAGATTGTTATCAAAACAGGGCTTTATATTAGCAGGCGATGAAACTTTACAACGCTTGATAGAACAAGATTACTCAAGTTTACGTTACAAGAACGCTAAAGAAGACATGAGGAAAGTTGGCATTAGTATCAATAATCAAAAGAAAATAGACGGGGTAAATACAAAAGTTCATAAAGTTGGAAACATTGAATTATTTAATATGGCTTTAGAACTAATTTCTGAACACTAAGGTTACTGTAACTCTAGGTAACTTATATAGTAACTCTAAAAATAGCGTTATAACAATTGGTAACCTATATAACTCTTATTACTGTAACATTAATCGATAACTTTTAATGTTGTTGATGATATAGGTAAAAATAAGAGTTATTAGAGTTACTGGTTACCTACAAAGGAGGTATACAATGACAGGTTATCATGTAGCAAAACAATTATTAAAAAAGAATATTGAAGTGATACCACTTAATAATCACAAAAAGCCAACAGTTTCATTTGCTGATATAGATATTACCGATGAATTCATTGAATATCATTCTAATATTTATCATCAAACCAATGTATTGGGCGTATTAACACGAGGTGTATGGTGTATCGACATTGATGTAGATCATGAAGATGGTAAGAATGGTTTCGATAGTTTGAAACAAATACCATATTACGAAGAACTTGTTACCAATGCACAAAATACATTAGTACAGACAACGGCAAGTGGTGGGAAACATATCATATTCAAAAAGCATGACAATATCGAATACGGACAGAAGATAGGTTATTTACCATCTGTTGATATCAAAGCACATCCCAATAATTATTTTGTGCTTGCAGGTAGTCAAACAGCTAAAGGTATATACACTCATAACGGTGTCAATGTAACTGAGTATCAAGGAGAGTTTGAGAAACGAATATTTTCTAAAGCTGGTAATTACAAACAACAAGTATTAGAGCCATATTCCATTCGACGAGCACTACCTAATTATAGTTTTAGTCACGTAAGAGTTGGCAAAGGTGGAGAAGGAAAACGTGCATATCAACGCATTATAGACGGTCAAAGTGAATATAGGAACAATGATTTATATAAAGCAGTAAGTTATGCGATTCAATGTAACGTAGATATTGAGCCGTTACGTGTATTGATTGGAGATAATAAAAACGGCGATGTATTTACGGAGAGAGATTGGGAGGCGACTGTTAGAAGTGCAAGCCGTTAAAGAGGATTACAATTTAGACGAACAAGCTCAAAGGATTGGTTTAATAACTGGTATATCTAACGAAATATACTATTGTTCAATAAGTTATTTATCAACGGTTTATTTAGAATATATTGATAACACTTGGACTGCATGGCGTGAGAGTTATATTCCTAAATTAAATAAAAGAACAAGTTACAAAGTTATAGCTTCAGGAAGTTTTGAATTAGTGCTAGCTAGATTAAAGAGTTATTTAAATTATATAAAAAGGAGTAAGTGATATGAACATAGAAACTATTGTAAACCAATTTGAAACACGAGCAGGCACGTTACTAAGGTACTACACAGGATTATTAGAACATAGTAAAGTGCAACCGTGTTGCTTTAAGTTATACAATGATCCATTTGATATGGTTTATGTGATGATGAATGGGAAGTTATTCGGTCATGTATATATTAAAGATTGTAAAGTAAGGCAATCATTTGAATTAGCGTCACCTAAGCACACTGAGGGGCTTATAAGAAGTATAGAAGGTCATTATGTAGGTTATGAATTACATGACGGTAAACAGCTTTCTATTAGTGATATGATGGCCAGTCAATTATTTGAAGATGAGTATTTTATGTATGGATTACAAACATATGCAGAATCAAATAATAGTGATGTGTTTGAGTACCTAGAAAATGGATTTGATACCGATACACTTGAGGGCATTCAATCGAGTAATACTGATGTGATAGCGAATATTGAAATGTTGTATCAGTTAGCTACAGGAATCAATGAACCAGCACCAGAGTTAGTTGAGGGGTTGAGATTAGTAACTGAGTTTGTACAAGATGAGAATGCGACACAAGAGGATTACAAGGCTTTAGAATGTAAATTGAATAATCTAAAAGCGTCTTACTATAGCTTGAGTAAATAATGTTATGAGGGGTCACATGTAGTGTGTGGCTCCTAATAAAATACTACGATTTTATACGAGGTATAGCAGTTTAAAATGGTAAGGTTTTCGGAAGGTGTTGGCTTTTAAAATCGGAAGGTATACAGTCTTTGAGAATTGAAAAAATGGCAAGATTTGTGCAAGGTGTGCGAACTTTGTTAACGCTAATACAAGCTAAAGTTTGTGTTTTTGGTATAGGCCTAAAAGTTAAGTTTGTTCGTAATTTGTTCGCTCTGTTTTATCGAACTTAAGTTCTGTATTTGAATGATCTAAAAGGCTCCTTATTAATTTTATAATGTTGTTTTATAAGTGTTATATGAGATAGGCTAAACAACTGACAAAGCGTGCTATAAAGCGAACGTAAGTTTGTTTTAGGTCAGTGAAAATGGTATAATTTAGGTATGAAATAATTAAAAGAAAGAGGTGTAGAAATGCAAAGTATCGCAGAAAAAGAGACGTATCATTTACCCACCGAACACCTGCAAGTTTTCAATGTGATAAAAAATACGTCCAATAAGTATATTACTAAAACTAAAATCTTAAATCAATTGGGATATGAATATAATTCAAGCAATGAACGATGGTTACGAAGAGTAATCAATTCATTAGTATATGATTATGGCTATCCTATCGGATGCAGTTATAAACCTAGTGAACGTGGTTATTACATCTTTACGACAGAACAAGAAAAGCAACAAGCGATGAGAAGTATTAAGAAATTAGCTGATGGCAGTATGAAACGCTATGAAGCTTTGAAACGAATTGAAGTGTAAAGGGGATAAAAATGAAAACTGAATCGTACTTTAAAGAATACAACCAATTTGTAATAGATCAACACAAGGCTATACAAGAATTGGAACAAGAGCGTAATGCATTGGAGAGTAAAATAAAGTTAGATAAGTCCACATACAAACAGTTAATCATGGATGGACAAGATGATAAAGCAGATAACCTATATCAAGCAACAGATGCTGATGAAAAGAAACTAAAAGCACTTAATAAACGCTTAGAGACAAAGAAAAGTGTGTCGAAAGAAGTTAAATATCAAAAGACAATTGAATTATTAAAACATCAAAGCGAGTTGTCATCATTATATGAATCAGAAAAGCAATCAGCTTTAGGTAAATTAAAAAAGGTAGTCGATGCATATAATGAGATCATTGATGAAATAGAAGATATTAATGATAGATATGAAGATGAGCATCAGCAATATGCGAGTATTTATAGTCAAGAACAATTATATGATGATAAAGAGGCTAGGGAAGCATTGAATGGCTACTTTAGAGAAAATATATTTACATCATATATTAATGGTAATGATTTGCCATATGAACACAATAACAAGTTGTTTTTAAAACGTTAAAAAGAAAGGGTAATTAAATGGAAACAAAATACGAGTTAAATAATACTAAAAAGGTCGCAAATGCATTTGGTTTAAATGAAGAAGATACAAATCTATTAATAAATGCAGTTGATTTGGATATTAAAAACAATATGCAGGAGATTTCAAGTGAGTTACAACAATCAGAACAGTCTAAGCAAAAGCAATATGGTACAACGCTACAAAATTTAGCTAAGCAAAACAGGATTATTAAATAGCAATGATTGCCTATCCAATTCGGGTAGGCTCTGTTTATAGGGGTGAATAAATGAAACTGCTTAAAACGAAGAATTGTTTATATTATCGTAATGGTGACAATAAATTATCTGATTATCAACTATTAACGCAATTTAACCCAGCATTTATTAATAAGAAAATTAAGATGTGTGAATTCCAAATTGAAAGTATGTACCATATGAGTGCATCGACAACAACATGTGATGAAATAATGGGGGTCGTGTCTGTCTCATATCCAATTGAAAAACTAGTTATCAAAATTATTGAAACAAAGGCAAGATTACAAAACTATAAAAATCGATCTATAAGTAATATGGTGTTGTTGAAAACGGTACTAAATCATTATACAGAAAAAGAGCAGAAGCAAGTTGTAAAATATATGCGTTCAAATGGACGATATAAGCCTTACAACGTCATTGAACGCTTACAAGTTGATTTGTATCAAGCAAGTATTAAACAACGTTCAGAACGTCAAAAACAAAGAAATACAGCAATTGAAAACAGTAAGATTGCACGAGTAAATGAATATCACCAATCTTCATATGTAAAAGTGGTGTAACAATGGATAAAAAGCAAATAAAAGACTTCGTTTGTGATTATCATAAGCGAACTAGAAGTGATGTGTTGATAGATGATGAAATAAATACCGATGAATTCTTTTCAATAGGTGATGAAAATTCTAATGAATGGATGGCAGACGATAACATTGATGATCATATTGTAAAGAATCACTTAGAAATGATTGTTGACCAAGTAGCTAATGATAAAGAGTTTTATATTTTCGATTCTTTAATACAAGGACGTAGTTTTAAAGATATTAGCAATGTCTTAGAGTGTTCAGAACAATCTGTAAGATTATGGTATGAAACCTTATTAGATAAAATTGTGGAGGTGATAGAATGAGTGAGTTAACGGCAAAACAAGCGCGTTTTGTGAATGAGTATATAAGAACACTTAATGTAACACAAAGTGCCATAAAAGCAGGCTATAGCGCAAATAGCGCACATGTGACAGGATGTAGGTTATTAAAGAAGCCACACATCAAGCAATATATACAAGAACAAAAAGATAAGGTTATAGATGAGAATGTATTAACCGCAAAAGAGTTACTACATGTGCTTACGAATGCGGCAGTCGGTGATGAAACAGAAACGAAAGAAGTTGTGGTCAAACGTGGAGAATATAAAGAGAATCCACAAAGTGGCAAAGTACAGCTAGTCTATAATGAACATGTTGAACTGATAGAGGTGCCAATTAAGCCTAGTGATCGTTTAAAAGCTCGTGATATGTTGGGGAAATACCATAAGTTATTTACAGATAAGCATGATATTAACGGGAATGTGCCTATATTCATTAACATTGGTGAATGGGACGGAGACGATGAGGAATTAGATAAGGCAGTGCAAGATGTGTCTAATGCCAATCCTAATCATCCTGTGATTGTGGATGATATTCCGTTAGAGGATTAAGTGTTAAAAGTTAGGTATATGGATAGAATGAAACAAATCAAAAATAAAAGAAGCTACGGTTTGTAGCTTCTTTGTTACTTTTCAAAAATTTGTATACATTTACGTAAAAATGACTTTTTATTATTACCTTTTAAAGGCGAAGCATCTACGTAGTACATCCCTCTGACAATTTCTTTATTTCCAGCTAAATGAATAATTTCAGAGCGCTCAATGAGGTCTATAAAATATTTTCGTTTTCTACGTTCCCAAATAAAGTACCGCAACTCAAGTATCGTTTTACCAGTCTCATAATATGTGAAAGTATTGTATGTCACATTAATATTGTTGAAGTTTCTTGTTAAGTCCCTGATCAAAGTGATTATAAAAAATCCTATACAGAAAAATGGTAGGAAAAATATGAATAAAAAGATAGATGTAATAATGGTATTTAACATAGTATTCACTCCCGTTTTTTAGATAATTATGACTGATGGGCTATATAATGGTACTTTTTTGCCTAAGTGTTAGAATATTACTCTTAACTATTGGAAAACTTTTATACTAATCAACCTTAAAACCAGCCGTCATATGTTTTACAGCTTTTTTTACAATCATCGTAAGACTCTGTGAGATCCATTAATTTAGACTGCTCTGTGGCTAAATTAAAAGCAATAGCATCACTAGTTTTACCTTCAAATGCGCCTTCTAACTTACTACTTTGATCTTTTAAAATTGATTCAATTTCATCTAAGCTAGAGAAGCAATTTTCTATATCTTCTTTTTCATCGCTAATCATACTTTGAATTTCACTTTTCAATTCATGCTTTAAAGCAAATAAACGTGCTTTCTCCATTGCGATTTTGGCATCTTTTTCAGCTTCTTTTTTGATAGCATCTGTAGCATCGTGTATACCTTCTCCAATTTCATTTGAAACATCACTTATATCTTTGAATAAGTCCAT